TTTGTAATGGTTAATTTTATTGGGTGGTTGATCGGGTCTGTAATTGGCTTATGGGCTTCGGCGGCATGGTTAACCCATGTGGTTGTATGTCTAATAGCGGGTAAATGGGGTTTCCTGATTGCGGGAGCATTGATGTTCCCAATCGCTATTATTCATGGAACCGGCATTTGGTTTGGGGCGTGGTGATGACATGATTACGCGCAGAGGGGTTATTCAGGGGCTGATCAGTTTCGTCGCGGCTCCGGCAGTAATTCGGGTGGCAGACATCATGCCTGTTCGTTCGTTTATTGAACCAAAGCCAATAAAAGTTATCGTTCCGACGGGGAGCAGGATCAATTTTTCTGAAATTCGGAAACTTCTGATGCCGGGACTAAGACAAGTATCATTGGATTATTTTCCAATTCCGTCTCAATACGAAGAACTTTTTATAAAGGAAATGAAATGAAAACCTTAATAAGATACGAATACGAGCCAAACAACGTCTGGGCGCTCTGGGAAGGTGAGGATAACGACCGCTGGTATGAGCATATCGTCGTTAATGGGGAGGTGCAGTGGTGATGGGAAATAAAAAACCAGAAGAAAACTTGATAGCAAGGGAATACACATGGATTACTTTTTATCCCGTGCTGATTATGAGGCCGCACTGAAGGAGGGTGAGTGATGTTTCATTGGGAAGGTATTGGAAAATCTAATGAGTGGTATACGCCAAAATATATATTTGATGCGTTAGGTTGTGAATTTGATCTAGACGTAGCGCATCCTAAACAAGCAACGTATGTTCCTACTAAAAATTATTACACAGAAAACAGCCTTGAAAAAGAGTGGAAGGGGTTTATTTGGATGAACCCTCCTTTTGGAAAAAGAAAAGGGATAGAACCGTGGCTTAATAAATTCTTATCTCATGGAAATGGAATTTCATTAACCCCTGATCGGACAAGCGCAAAATGGTTTCAAACTTATGCACCAAAAATGGATGCAATTTTATTTATAGGGCCACGGGTAAAATTCATACAACCAAACGGATTAGCAAGCAAAGCTCCCAGTAATGTGGGGACAGCTTTGTTAGGCTTAGGAAATAAAGCTAAGGAAGCATTGATGCGTGGAAGTAGTTTAGGGTTTCTAGTTTACCCCGCACTGAAGGAGGGTGAGTGATGAAAACTGATTATGAAAAACTACAAATGCGGATCAAATTTATAAAAGACGACATTCGTAAAATATGCAGTTCCGCCCATTGGACAAGCGAACGCTTGAAAGCCGCAGATGGTAATGTTCCAAAGTATTTTATTGACCAACACGGCATTTCAGCAGACGCGATTAACGAAGCGTATTTTGTTGGGCGACAAGCAGGGCGGTTGGATATGGCAAAAGATATTATGGGCGTGATTGGTGAGGGTGAGTGATGGATATCGTTGAACGGTTGCGTTCCTACGCGGGAAAACATGTGTATGAATCGCATAGCACTCTTGAATTAGCTTTTACAGAAGCCGCCGACGAGATCGTGCGGCTGCGGGAAGCGTTGCAACAGATTAAATTTTATCGTTACGATAACCATGAAAATGCAATTCAAAATTTCAATGATTTGCAGAATATAGCCCGTGCCGCACTGAAGGAGGGTGAGTGATGAAAAATGCAATTTTAGGTGCGGCGCTAATAGCGGTAAGCTACTGGATCGCCAACGTAGCACCGACCGAAGGCCCAATCGCGGTATGGTCGTTTGTCGCGTCGTTTTGTACGGGAATATGTGGGGGCTTTGTCGTTTTCATGGCGTGGGTGGAATGGAATTGAACTGAAAGAGAGGGAATGACTATGATTAGCAAAGATAAGCAATACCGCACCCGTGGTGGCCGCGAAGTGCGGATTTATGCGACGGATGGGAATAGTATTTGGGCAGTTCATGGAGCCATACTTACGGAGGATGGCTGGTGGGCAATGTGTTGGGCAAAGGATGGAAAATTTATATGCGGTGGAGTTTATGATGGCTCACCTTCATCTGCGTCTGACCTCATTGAAGTGAAGCCCCGCATCAAGCGCAGCTTTTGGGTGAATTTATACAATGGATCAAATCGTTCTGGTCTTTTTGATGCGAAAGCAGATGCTAATCTTGCTGACAAGCAAACAAGTTTAGGTGTCCGCATCGCCTGTGTGAAGGTTGAAATAGATGTGGAAGAAGGGGAAGGACTATGAATCCATATTGGTCTGAAAAAGATATTGAGTTAATCCGCAAACTAACAAACGAGGGTAAAAGTTCTACCAAAATTGCCGCCCACTTTCCTGATCGGACAAGAAACTCCGTCATTGGCGTATGTAGTCGAAGGGGTATTCCTCTTGGAGTTAGAACCGCACAGAATACTCCAAATGCAGTTCGTAAAAAACTAAGGAAGCCAAACAAACAGAAAAAAATAGTGTTCGGGTCAGGGGAAAGTTATTCAAATTTATCATTGCCGCCATTAGCAATTAGCGATGAGCCGGACGCTCCTTACACGCCCATGAATAAGAAAATCCTGAAATTGGATTTCTTGTTTGAACAATGCAGGGCGGTTCTTGGCCCTGTAAAGGGGCTGGATACCCTTTATTGCGGTAATGAGACGGTACAAGGAAAATCATGGTGCAAGCACCACATGGCTCTTTACACCATCCCACGTACTCAGAGAAAAGAGACTCAGAATGATCAATTTGAAAAGTCTCAAAGACGCTAAGGAGAAAATCGAAAATATGGGTGTTGAAATAACTTCGGTTGATCAACACCGAAACCATCTGAAAATTCACGTCAGATATGGGATAAGAGAACGGATGTTCATAAAAGCCTTAACCCCTTCTGATAAACGGGCGGAACTTAACTTTCTGGGGGATGTAAAGAGATGGATGAGAAACCAGTAAACAGAAGTTGGAGCGTTTTCACGAAACGTTTTATCAATTCTAGATCGGCGGTGTTTAAAGTTGCGGAATATTTGAACAGGGAAAAGAACTGCTCTGTTGAAATACCCGCCATGCAATTGGCCCCTGATCCTGATTTTGCAGATGAGTACAAAGACATCGGGGATATAATTGTTAACGGGAAGCACATCATTGAAGTCAAAGGTCGTAATATGCTTTTTTATGACCGTGACAGCTTCATATATAATGAGATTATCGTCGCGAATGTCGCATCAGCAGATCGGTACAATGCGTTTGCGTACTTCATCGTAAATAATGAGTTCACCCACGCCGCCATCATCAAGGGCGAAACGAAAAAAAAGTGGGTCATTCGCAACATTTATGAAGAGGAAAAAAACACTTGGGAAGAAAAATACTTATGTCACAAGGACTTAGCTGAGTTTATAATTCTTTAAGAACCTAGTTGACAAATTATCGAACTAGCACTAAAAATACAATTGTACAACAACGGGGAACATCATGGCACTTACAGCAGAACAGAAACTGTTCCGCGCCAATCTTTTGGGCGGATCAGACGCTAACACCATTATGGGTGGTAACGAAGAATACCTTATGAACCTTTGGATGGTTAAGACTGGTCAAAAAGAAGATGACGATCTTAGCGATAACCTGAACGTCCAGATGGGTGTATTCACTGAGCCGTTTAACATTCAATGGTTTACAAAGCAGACGGGCCGTAAGGTTACGGATAACGGTACTCAGAGAACCAGTGCAACACATTCATTCATGGGCTGCACTTTGGATGGGTTGACGGATGATGGCCTAACGGTTTTCGAAGCAAAGCATGTGTCAGCTTTCGCCAAGGATGACGAAATTCTGGACAAGTATTACCCCCAATTGACCCACAACATGCTTGTTTGTGGCTTGGAGCGGGCGGTGTTGTCTGTGTTTTTCGGCAATGGGAAGTATGAGAAGTTTGATGTTTCACTGGATGCTTTGTACGCAGACATCCTGATCGGAGCGGAAACAAAGTTCTGGGACTGCGTTAAAAACAAAGTCCCGCCAGTTACTATAAACGTTCGTGCGCCTATTGATGCTGTCCGTAAGGTGGACATGACGGGCAACAATGCGTGGGCAAACTTTACCGCCCAATTGAAGCTGAACAGTTCCGGCAAGAAGCTGTACGACGAAGCTGTCAGCAACTTGAAGGGTATGATTGAAGAAGATGTAGCGGAAGCCTATGGCTACGGCATTAGTTTTAAACGTGATAAGCGCGGCTCATTGCGCATGAAGGGAGAGTAAGATGAGAACAAGTGAAACAATCAACGAATTGGCAACCGCTATCGCAGCGGCTCAGGGCGTACTGAAGAACCCGCCAAAGCTAAAGACCAATCCGCACTTCAAATCTCAGTATGTGGATTTGTCGGATGGTCTTACGGCTATCCGTGAGTGCTTCGGCAAACACGGCCTGTGCTTTATCCAAGGCACGTCTGTAACGGAAGGCAATATGATTGTCCTCCATACCCGCATCTCTCACAAGTCGGGGCAATGGATCGAATCTGACTATCCTGTAGGCGGCTTAGGACGCCCTCAGGAGATGGGTTCCGCCATGACCTACGCACGGCGCTACGCCCTGTTTAGCATGGTCGGGGTAGCTGGTGAGGACGATGACGATGGCAATGCCGCACAGGCCGCTGAAACGCCAGCAGCAAAGTCCAAGAAGGCGGAGCCTAAGCAGATGGAGCCGGGCATGAAGCCGGATGATAGCCAAAAGTTCTTGGAAATCTCCCGTGACGCCATGAAGATGTGCGGCACGATTGCTGAACTGACCGCATGGGCTACGGAAAATAAGGATGCGATTGGCAAACTAATCCCTGCCCATCGTGAAAATCTCCTAGCGGATTACAAAGCGTACCGCGCATCGTTAACTTCCGACAATGGCTGAAGTTATTTACGTTCGTCGTCGGGGGAACAAGCTGGAGCCTTGTTCCCTCGTGGATGAGGAAGCCTTGAATGAGTTGCCAGAAGGGAAAGACTTCTCAGCAACGATTGCGAGGACCAGAAGCACCAAACAACACAGGTTTTTTTGGGCGCTCCTTCAAAAGATTTGCGAGAACAACGAAACCTACCGCCGCCCTGAACAGCTACTACTTTGGTTGAAGGTCAAGTTGGGTTACGTGGAGCAAGTCAGATTCCATGACGATAAGGTTTGGTGGGTTCCGCAATCCATCAGCTTTAACGCGATGGGTCAGGATGAGTTTAAGAAGTTCTTCGATGCCGCTTTGGATGTGATCGTCGAAGAAGTGATACCAGACATAAATCAATACGAACTGTTGCACGAGGTGGAGAAGATGATCGGCTTCAACCTCACAGATATTTGGGTGAAATAAAATGGCATATGAGAAAAAAGACGGCGATTGCGTTCTGTTTGAAAATACGCGGCGCACTGCGGACAACCAGCCTATTTTCCGTGGGACTATTGTCGTAGACGGAAAAGACCACGAACTGACTTTCTGGAAGAAAACATCCAAGGCAGGTAATACCTTCTTCTCAGGAAACGTTGGAAAGCCCGTAGAAACCAAGCCTCAGTCGTCTGGCGGTTGGGGTAGCACATCTCACAAAAATACTCACCAGCCAGCCCCGCAGCCTCCTGCAAGGGACGCATTAGATGATGAGTTACCGCCTTGGTAAAGCGCAAATCTATTTCAACAAAACAAAGGGTTAAATTATTCAATGACCACAAAGGTATATGCCATATATGCCAAGGCAAAATTGGCATTGGAGAAGCATGGGAGGTCGAACACCGAGTTCCTTTTGCGATGGGCGGCGAAGATAGCGAAAGCAATTGGTCACCAGCGCATGTACGATGCCATCGAACAAAAACGACTGATGACGTGGGTGCAATTGCAAAGGCTAAACGGCGCGAAGCACGTCACCTTGGAGTTAACGTATCTAGGACGCCGCTACCATTTGGTAAAAAATCTGAGTTCAAACGAAAAATGGACGGCACAGTAGTCAGAAGGGACAAGTAAATGGCTTTTATTCTTACAGACGGACCACCACCAGAACAAACGGATAGCCCATTGGGCAATATCTTCGATCACGCTTTTCCTCTGGCGGACGAACTATCCAAGCATGTCAATGACTCGGTCCTGACGATGGTTCAGGAAGATAAAGATTTCAAGAACATATCAGATGCAATCATCGCTCATTCCATCGCCCTGATGCTCATCATCTGCATGATGAACAGAGAGGTTCTGGAAACCAATGATCTGGATATGACATTCAAAAAAGTGAAGGGTATTACTGAACAGTATATCAAGCACCTTTTGGAACTTGGTAAGGATCATCATTGATGATTATCCAACTCAACCCCACCATGCCAGTGTTGACCCCTAAGGGGTCAGCATTGGCCCTATTTATGATCGATTATGGGGAAGAGCATCACCTCATGTGGGTTTGCACCCAAGATGAAACTGGTGAAATCTGGACTTGGCCCAACCCTAAAATACGGTCGCAATCCAATCCAACCTTTGGGCGAGTAAAGATACCTAACCCCCCGCTATTAACGGAACCGCCAAATGAATGAAGATTTAACTCCTCAACAGATGGTAATCTGGACCGTAAACGCAAAGCTGCGGGAGCAAATCCTTATGCTTCGCATTTTGGAAGTTTATGGAACGGGTGAATTTACCGCCACACTTCATGCGATAGCGGATGCAACACATATGAAAAGAAGCGTTGTAGCCAAAGCTATCAAGGGTCTTAAAGACCTGAACTGGCTGGACAGCGAACGCAACTATGAAGACAACGGAACAAACTTGCATGTTGTCCGAAACTGCAAATACCGTGTTACGATTGGGGAAGAAAAAGAGGGGAACCCCAATCCGGAATCCCCCTTTTAAGTTAGGAAAAACTCTCTCCCACCATTGGGAGAGGGTTTCATCCTACCATCTGGAAAGCAATGGTTTCAACCCTAGAAACGCGGCCAGACCAACCTTTTCCAAAAGCATCCCATGTTGGTAGCCCTTGTAAAAAGTCCATGCGTTTCTCGCATACCTGAGTAGCTACATCACGGGCATTGGCAGCCTCACAGGCGTCAATCGTTTCTTGACCAACTTGACCATCAATGGTGACGTTCAAAATCGTCTGAAGAACCTTGACGGATCTCCCTACCCCAGAATTAACAGCAAAATCAAAGACGGCATAATCAACACCATCAGGAAGTTCATCACCACGTATTTTATCCCAATATTGCGCCCTATACAGCGGGCCTACATCCTGAACCGTCAGGTTCTGCATATCTGTTTCGGTTACTTCTTTGCCAATAAACGCTTCCCAGACCGCCTGAGTAACGCCGTGATTGGTACGGCCACCCGGATCGCGTGGATCATTTACATAACCCCCTTCTTCTTTCAGAAGCAGGGCCAAGCATTGTTCAAAATTACCAGCAGCCATTACTGCGCTCCGTTAATTGCCTGACCAAGAATGTCTGTCTTGGCCTTACTACCGGCGGATGAACCAAAGTAGAAATTCATCACACCGCCCCATCCAGACGCCAAAGCACCCAGAAGAAGGGTGAAGGCTTGGCTTTGGTTGACGGGGTATAACAGCATAATCAGCAAAACGCCAAAGAAACCTACGGATACGCAGATTGCTAGAAGACGCGGAATCCAGTCCTTCGTGGAAATTTGCATCTGGCGGGCAGAATCGGTGTTGTCGTTGGACAATTTGACCAAATCGACATTCAAAGATGCCATTTTTGCTTTGAAATCATCATCTATTTGTTTCATCTGGGCAAGATGATCGGGTGTAACGCCGCCAAGAAGAGCAGCAATATCGTCCGCGCCCTTGCTATCATCTCCACCAAATAGTGCGCTGGACAGAGCCTTTACGGCCATCCCAGCCAAAGGACCGCCAAGTGCCGTTGCAATCGTTGGTGCGACAGCCCCGATGATAGGGCCAAAGTTTTTTAAAAGGTCCATTATTTTCCCTCCGTAACTTTTTCCAATATGCGAACACGAACCGAAAGATCGTTTATTTCTTTCGTAAGTTCATCACGCAAATGATACCGCGCTTCCGCAGAAATAGGACTATCCGTCGGGATACCCTGAGACGTGATCAGCATAGGCATTTTGCTTTCTAAATCTTGAACTTTTGTATTTAAAGTAGCGATTTGAGATAACAGCCAACCAATCGCTGCAATCAAAATGGGGAAAACCATATTGATCAATTTTGATAAGTCAAAATGATCCATTACACCCGCCCTTGCATAATCCTGAGAGCCTTAACGATGTCGTCGTCATGCATGTTCAGCATTGGCTTGGTTCCATCGTCTAATGTACGTTTGGCGGCCTTGAACAGTTTATCTACTTCCGGAATGCGCCCGCCAGTAGCCCGTTTTGGCCGAGTTATAAAACCACCTTTGTTTGCTTCTAAATCAGATTCATGTTTCCGAGATGGGTCAAAATTTGCAAACCTACCACGAAGTGGAAACGTTTGGCCTTTTGGCATGTCCTCAGGAAAAACAATAAAAGCGGTTTTATCTTTAGCGCCCTTTGTTTCAGACGAGCCGGTGTTTTGATATTTTACACCAACATATCCTTGATTGCGTAAATGGTTGCGATAAGATTGTACGGCAAACTTACGATCATCAGGATTATATGGTTGTAATCCAAAATTTTTAACAAACCCCCACATGTTGTTAGCGCCGATACCGGAAGAATCACGATACATTTCACCAGAAGTAAGTTGATGATGAGCTTTACGCGCTTCCTCTTCTGGTACGTGCCATTGTTCCATTAAGTCTTTTACAAATAAATTTGGGTGATGCGTGTATGCATGGGACATTATTTCATTCCGAATTGCCCAATCGTCATGATATAAGACACCCATATCTGGAATATATGGCTGGTGTATTTGATGAAATTTATCTTCGGATGCCATTTTTAATGGCATGACACGTCCGCCAGCATAAGGATCGGCTCCTCTCGCTGTAAAATACTCATTGCTGGCAACAGCGGGATCTTTTGCAACGTGGATACCTAAACCGCGAGAAAGAGAATAATCATCTCCACGATCTTCTAACCGCGATATTGGTTGTTGTGTCCCATGATAAACATCCACTGGCAATTCATTTTTATAATCTACTTGACCACCTTCTTCATAACCCACACGCCCACCCGCAGCGCGGGATGGGACAAAATTCTGGCCTACTGTCGGAGCAGCAGCAGAAACCCTAATCATATTTTTTGCCATCGCAGAGAGAAGGCGCGGATTGGATTGAAGCATTTTTTGCGCATCACGAAACTGTTCAATGTCGGTAGATGCTAACTTGTCAGCCAACCTTTTTGCATACCTCTGCCCCATAAAATGGTCAGCTATGCTATAAACGTATTGCGCCATTGCTGCTGGCTTGGAGTACAACCAAGTAGGAACAAGGTTCAGTTTCTGAAGCGAACCGTATAAGTTAGGATCGCTCCTACCCGCACCCTTCGCAAAGTTCGCAAGCGTATTGCGGAACAAAGCTTCTGTCTTTACGAACCGTTCCAGCTTCTCATAGCCGTTGTTTTCAAAAATGTTCCGAATAGCTTTTGCCGTATAGTTATTAGGGTCAAAGTACCGTTGAAGCATTTTGGTGTTCAAGCTGCCATCCGAGTTGCGGGTCTTGGTAAGCAACGATGCAAGAACACCTTGTCGTGCAAGGGTTTTTTCTTGCGGGGTCATATTGATAGTAGAATTGTACGCATTGGTCTGCGCCAATGTGTTACGATCCTTATCCAAAAGTCGTAGGCCGCCAGTAAATGCGTCTTTTTCTCCGAAGATATCTGCGGAGTTTTTAATCGCATAATCCAGTTCAGGGCTATAATTGGCATTCTTTGGATCGCGAAGAGGGTCCATAAGAGTTCCAGCAACATTCTTGATCGTCTTACCGACGCCGCCTTCTGTTCCAGCGGGAGAAGTGAATGCCGCATCTTGCATCGCACTGAGTTCGCGACGAACCTGATCAATATATTTCATATTGATATTGTTAGGATCAGCCAGCACCATCTGAGGCGGAGGAAGACTTTCAATCGTTGATTTTAACTGATCAACGAGATCATTCGTCTGCGCTTTGGCTCTGAGTTTAGCCGCAGCAGTATTATCCGCAGGGTCAACGGCAAACATGCTTTTCAGGCTGATTGGTTTGATTTTAGTCAAATCGTCGTACGTTTTGATTCCGTAATCATTGAATGTCGAAACAATATCAGGCGGAAAATCAAGGTTAGAAATAGGCGTATCGCCCGTATTCATAAACGGGGATTTAAACGCTGGACCCATTTCTCTGGTTAAATTTACTTCTGCGTTTTTAACCGCATCTTGGAATACGGGCTTATCCAACAAGTTATCCCACTGCGGAAGCCATGTACCCTTACCCAGTTCTGGGTTTTTAATCGGCGCCCAAGCAGCTTCATTACGGTTCTGAAATTCTTGTGCCGCGTCAGCCTGAAGTTTGGCGGCATTCAGTTCAATACCTTTATTCATCTCCGTAGCGAACTCATCAAACCGTTGGCCGCCATCGGCAAGCCTTTCACGCAACTGATCCATAAGATCGGATACAGCATCAGGGTTTTTCTTTGCTATGTCAGTCAATGTCTGTTGGAACTTAGGACCACCAATGTCAGCACCCTTAATAGGTTGCCCGTCTTTTGCCGCTTGGATCAAGTCAGCAATAGGCATCTTCGATGTGCCGTTCGCCTCATCCAGCAGAAGAGAATTGGAAAGATTGGTAAGTGCCGCGTCACCCGGTGCGGTCAGTGCCTTCATCCAATCAGGAGCAATGGCGGATGCGCCTTTGGCGATGCCCTCACCGACAGCACCAAGCCCAAGACCTAAACCAGCGCCAAGAGCGCCGGATGTACCAATATCAGCCTGTTCAGATTCAGGCTTTGAACCAATCAGCTTTTCTTCTGCCGCCGAGCCAGCACCAAGAGCGCCAGCCTCAACACCCATGCCAGCTATACGCGCAACAGTAGGAGCGGCCCCAAGAGCCTCCGCAGCGCCAGCAGCAGGGCCAGCAATTTCACCCGCAAACGGAATGAGGAACTGGGAGCCAATATCAGCCGCCAACTGTGTCTTTGGATATTGCTCACCGGAAGCACGACGAAGGGCTTCGTATTGGGCTTTCAGGTCTTCCCTGCGCTGACCGAATGTATCGCCTTGTCCGTACCCTGCCGCCGCAGCAATGTCAGTCCCAGCTTCACGGAGAGCGGGGCCGACACCCAACATTTCACCTGCGCCAGTAGCGATAGCACCTGTGTATCCAAGGTCTTTTGCCTGTTGTTCTGCAACAGGCATATTCGCTTGGATTTTGGCTTCGTATGGATCGGTCTGTGCGGGTGACGCCGCCTGTTTATTAAATCGTGCAGCCATGGCTTGATCAAATGGGTCAGGCGCAGCTTCTTGATCAGCATTGGGCTGATTGCTCATCCTTTGCTGCATCAGTGCGTCAAATGGGTCCGCATTTGAATCAGGTGTTGCCATGATTAATTCACCAACCAACGGGAAAGATGTTTAACGTCTGGGTAGTATTGGTTTACCTTAGCATCAAATTGAGCGCGTGTGTAATGTCCATCCATCAATTCCGTAACCAGATTAACATTTTTGCCCTTAGCGTTCTTCCAGCTTAGGTCGGGACTCATAAGGTCCTGAAGGGCATTTTGTTCACGGTTATACTGATCAGGTGGATAAGCTGCTTGGATAGCCTGTTCAGGGTTACCCATGCGAGCAGTTTTCCCACCAAAGTAATTGGTGGCTTGTTGCGCGTCGCGGGCCATGACGTTCTGACGCATAAGGCTCGTGAAAACCTTATTTGCTGCTTCTGGCTCCAACGCGGCACCCGGAAGAGCAGCTTCAGTAGCATCAATAGTACGTGCGGCAGCGTTATGAGAAACAGAACCGGCCTGTTGATTAGCCATCAAACGGGCAATCTTCTGTAACTCTTGCGATGCGACGACAGGATCATCAGACACATTATATCCAGCAACACGCGCTGCGGTAGCCGCCGCACGGATTGTCGCCAACCGGAACGCACTACCAGCACCCATCGTACCCCAACCATACTGTTGGGCAACGACAAGGTCATGCGCCATCGTGCTGGCGTCACCAAGCGATGTATTGGCTATCTGGGCGGCTTTATTGGTTTCATCCGCATAACCTTGGTACTCACCCTTCAGATTTTTAACGGTATCTGGAGAATAAATTGAATTACCAACCTGTTTCTTCAGGGAGTTAGCATACTGATCCAAAGTTGCGGCTTTCTCATTCAGCACATCACCAAGTGCCGCAGGAGCGTTACCAGCAGGAGTTGCGCCCGCAGCTTGTTGGCCGCCAGCCTGATTAGGTTGTGGCATGTCAACGTATTTGTATTGCGGGTTCTCAGGAGTGCCAGTTGTAAAGAGAGCATTACCACCAAAAGGATTTGGAGTAAGACGTTTTAGTTCTTCTTCAGCACGGGTCAAACCAGCCGTCGCATTTCCAAGATTGGCTTGTCCGTAATCTTTTGCGGACTGTGCCTGTGTCGTCATAGTTTCGCGTTCTTGACCTTGACCAGCAAGAATGGCGTTAGCGTAAGCATTAGCGGAATTGCCAATATTCGCTCCCGGAGTCGCACCAGCCGCCCAGAACGCGATGTTAGCCAACTGCCTCTTATCCATAGGAGGAGGTGCAATATAACCAAATCCGGGTTGAGCAGCATCCGACATCGTGCGTGTAGCATCTTGTGCAACTACGTTGTTTGGAACGCGCTGTGCAGATGCATTTTGTTGCGTTGTTGTTTCGACCTCATCATCTCCAGTTGCTGCTAGATCAGCGACA